GGGAATTTCTCATAAAACTTTGCAAAGGTGGCGTTGGCTCAAAACGGGCCCTGCCTACATCAAAATTGGTGGCCGTATCAGATATAGCACCGATTCAATCAAGGAATATGAAGATAGCAATCTTCATGGGTCTCCTACTTCTCCGACGTCTCCAATATCAACTTCAATTGCGTAAAAATTATGAATAACACGATAACCATAGATTCTGCTCGTAATATCCCAATAGGTGAGTTATCCGAGCTGCCAATAGCAACTTTAGTTTCTCTACAAAGAGATGCTAATAATAATCTTGATAAAGCCAAGAGATTAAAAGACTGGTTAGATTCTGCGATATCACTTAAATATCAAAATAAAGCGACTCAAACCAGAGAATTTCAAGATAAAGTAACTGGCACCATCCATTTTAATGACGACAATTTCAAGGTCACTTCAATTATCGCCAAAAGAGTTGATTGGGATCAATCAAAGCTTAAAGAGGCAATCTCTCAAATCAAAGAACATGGTGACAATCCTTACGAATATGTCACTGCAACTTATAAAGTCTCAGAAACCAAATTCACTGCTTGGCCAGAACATATCAAGAAATTCTTCAGACCTGCCAGAATTCTAAAAACAGGCAAAGAGACCTTCAAAATTGAAGAAATTAAGGAGGTGGGTCATGAGTAAATTACCAATAATTAGCGCCGATGAGCGTTTAAAAGAAAATCGTGGCATAAAGGGCTGCATCTTCGGCCCTTCAGGTTGTGGCAAAACCTCTCTTTTATGGACATTAGACCCAAAAACAACTCTATTTTTTGATCTTGAAGCTGGTGACTTAGCAGTTGAAGGATGGTCTGGCGATACAATTCGCCCCAAGACCTGGGAAGAATGTTGTGATTTTGCAGTATTCATTGGTGGGCCAAATCCTGCACTTCGTCCTGATCAAAAATACTCTCAAGCACATTTCGATTCAGTTTGTCAAAAATTCGGTGATCCTAAATCCTTAGATAAATATCAAACCATTTTTATCGATTCAATAACTGTAGCAGGAAGACTTTGCTTTCAATATTGCCAGGGTCAACCAGAAGGTATTTCCGACAAAACAGGCAAAGCTGATACTAGAGGAGCTTATGGTTTACATGGTCGGGAGATGATTGCTTGGCTTACTCACCTACAACATACCAGAAGCAAAAATATTTGGTTTGTCGGAATTTTGGATGAAAAGCTCGACGACTTCAACCGCAAATATTTCCAGCCTCAAATTGAAGGATCGAAGACTGGTTTAGAACTACCAGGCATTGTCGATCAGGTCATAACCATGACCCAAATTACTCCTGAAGAAGGCCAAGGGGAAAATAATCCTTACAGAGCATTTATTTGTCAAACGCTCAACCCTTATGGCTATCCAGCAAAAGACAGATCAAGGCGACTAGAAGTAATTGAAGAACCTCATTTAGGAAGGCTGATGCAAAAGATCAAATCTGAGGCCAAGCCAATCACTGAGCATCTTCAATACAACAATTTCAATAATATTAACTCTAAATAATAAATAACTATGTGGAACGATTTTAATAATTCAGATAATCAACAATCTTTTGACGTAATTCCTAACAACACTCTAGCTAAGGTTAGAATGCAAATCAGACCAGGTGGTTATGATGATGCAAATCAAGGCTGGAATGGCGGATACGCAACTAAAAATGATAATACAGGTTCAATTTACCTTTCTTGTGAATTTGTGGTTTTGGAAGGTGAATTTGCCAGAAGAAAGGTTTGGAGCTTAATTGGTCTTCATTCTAATAAAGGCCCTGAGTGGGCAAATATTGGAAGAAGCTTTATTAAAGCCATTCTTAATTCATCAAAAGGATTTAAAGAATCTGATGTGAGCGAAGCTGCTCAAAATGCCAGAAGAATTAAAGGTCTTGCTGATCTTGATGGTATTGAGTTTTTAGCTAAAATCACAGTAGCTAAAGATCAAAATGGTAATGACAAAAATGAGATTAAATTTGCCATAACTCCCGATCATAAGGATTATGCTAAATTAATGGGAAATGCTTCTCATCAATCTCAGCAAAGTCAAGTATCTCAGCCACAACAGCCAAATAATCGTCCTGCTTGGGCACAGTAATCATTCAATATTTTTTAAGGATATCAAATGATACTAAGACCAAGACAGGAGGAATTTGTAAAAAAGAGTGTTGTCGCACTTCAGGAACATGGCAACACTCTTGGCATAGCTCCAACGGGATGCCATGGCATTGGAACTTCAATTTTAATGTTTGACGGAACTATCAAACCAGTTGAAAGCATTAAAGCTGGAGAATTGCTAATAGGGCCAGATAGTAAGCCAAGACAAGTTCTAGAATTATATAATGGGATTGATCAGCTATTTGAAATTCGACCAATCAAGGGAGAATCATTTATAGTGAATTCTGATCACATACTTTCATTGGTAAAAACTAATGAAGGCAAAGGGAATGATTATCAGCAGATAGTAAATATTTCTGTTAAGGATTATTTGCAAAAATCACCTAATTTTAAGCATTTACATAAGCTATATCGTGCTTCAATAGACTTTGGCAATAATAATTCAGTTCTTCCAATAGAGCCATATTTTTTAGGAGTTTTACTAGGTGACGGATCATTTTGTAATATTGGAGTTAGTATAACGAGTCCTGAACCAGAAATTGCATCATATTGCCAAAATATAGCTGATAAATGGAACTTAATTTTAAGAATTGAGCAGACAGGTCATTCTGAGTCCAATGAGTACTGTTTTTCTATGGGCAGAAACAGAGCTTATAAATCAACTAATCCTCTATCAGATGCTTTAAAGCTAGTTGGATTAAAAGGAAAAAAATCACATAATAAATTTATTCCTCATAAATATAAAACAGCCTCAAGAGAAGATAGAGCTGCAATATTAGCTGGGTTAATTGATACTGATGGCCATCAATATAATAATATTATTGAATATTCAACATCTTCACTTGCTCTTGCTCAGGATGTTGCTTTCATTGCTAGAAGCCTTGGTTTTTTAGCAATACCGAAAAACAAAATAGTTAATGGCAAAACTTATTATCGATTTTCTATTTGCGGTGATTTTACTGATATTCCAATCAGAGTTGCCAGAAAAATACCTAGCCAGAGAAAACAAAAGAAAAATCCATTACGCACAGGATTTACAATTCATCAGCTAGAAAAAGGAGAATATTTTGGATTTAGGCTAGATCAAGATCATTTATATCTACTGGGCGATTTTACCGTTACCCACAATAGCGGTAAAACTATAATGTTATCCTCGGTAATATCAAAGGTAATAAATAATAAAAAGCAAAAGGCATTAATTCTTGCTCATAGAGATGAATTAACTTCGCAAAATCAAAGCAAATTTCTTCGAGTTAATCCTGATATTTCTACATCAATTTTTGATGCAAAAACCAAGTCATTTGCTGGTCAGGCTGTTTTTGCCATGGTGCAAACATTGTGCAGGCAAAATAACCTAGATGAGATTCCTAAAATTGATTTTTTGGTAATCGATGAGGCACATCATTCAACTTCTGATTCTTATCAAAGGATAATTTCAAGAGCAAAAACTCTAAATCCAAATCTTCTAATTTATGGCGTAACTGCAACACCTAACAGAAGTGATAAGAAAAACCTATCTGGCGTTTTTTCTAATGTTGCTGATCAGATCAGAATTTCAGAGCTAATTGCGTCAGGTCATTTAGTACCGCCAAAAACCTATATTATTGATGTTGGCACTCAAAAAGATTTAGGCAAAGTAAAAAAGACTGCCGGTGATTTTGATATGAATGAGGTGGAAAAAATCATGAATAAATCACCAATTACTGATGCTGTTTTTAGCAAATGGCAACAATATGCACAAAACAGAAAAACAGTAATATTTTGCTCAACTGTTAAACATGCAATTTCTGTTGCTGAAGCCTTTAATAATAATGGCGTTAAAACATCTTTAGTTCATGGCGGATTAACAGATAATGAACGCAAAATTGCCCTAGCTGAATATGAAAAAGGCAATGCTCAGGTAATTGTAAATGTATCAGTTCTAACTGAAGGCTGGGATTATCAGCCAACCTCCTGTGTTATTCTACTTCGTCCCTCATCATTTAAATCTACCATGATTCAAATGATTGGTAGAGGGCTTAGAGTAATTGATCCTGAGATTTATCCCAATATCACCAAAGAAAATTGCGTAATTTTAGATTTTGGAACTTCAAGCCTAACTCACGGATGTTTAGAGGTTGATGCAAATTTAGAAAATACCAAAAAGTCAGAAAATAAAAAACAGCCAAATTCACAAAAAAACTGTTTTGAATGCAACACTATAATTCCTAGCGCTTCAAAAGAATGTCCTTTGTGCGGAGCTGATCTCGCAGCAAATCAAGAAGCAGAAAAGTCAGAATTAGTTAATTTTGAGATGACAGAAATTGATCTGCTTACCAAAAGATCAAATTTCAAATGGTGTGATTTATTTGATGATAGTTCTTCTTTTATGGCATCTGGCTTTAACGCCTTTGCTGGAGTCTTTTTCTTAAACGATAGTTGGAATGCCATTGGCGGTAGTGAAGTTTTTGGCATTAAGATAATTGCTAAGGGATCAAAGCAAATATGCCTAGCCAAAGCAGATGATTTTCTAAATGAATATGAGACTTACGAGAATGCCTATAAATCCAAAAAATGGCTCAATGAACCAGCATCAATTAAGCAGTTAAATTTACTTCCAAATATCTACAGAAGCGACTTTGGCATCACCAAATATAAGGCTGCCAATCTTCTTAAATTCCACTTCAACAAGTCAGCAATAAAGAGCCTTCTTCTAGATCAACCTCAAATGAGTAATGCCTTATGAGAGTATGCAGCATTTGTTACAGGCAAGCTCAGGGCTTTGGATTTATTCCACCACCACTTCGTGCAGGAGATCCAAGAAATCGGAAACAGCGAAAGCATTTTTGCTCTCGAAACTGTCAGGAAATTTTTTATCAATATTTTAAGTCAAACAACATGATCG